AGGGTGATCCCGGAATCAAATTTGTTAAATAACACACTAGATTTGGAAACTTTACAGTACTCCTTAAACAGAAGGTAATCAGTCTCTGACTGAGCCCACCATGTAAGGTCTGTAAAATAACCATATAGTGCATTATGAACGTTTGGTCCTGCGGACTGCGTTTTATGTATGTAACTAGCCGACGTCCGGATATCACTAGGTTTTAAACCTGGGATTATCCCCCACAAGTTTTGATCAACGAACTTCTTAAATTCTAATTGAATATTTTCCTGAGCCTTACAAGGATCAGTAATAGTATTTAACTTTGGATTTAAAGGAGCGTCTAAGACTCGGTATACATTAAATAATGATAACCAAAATCTTATAACTCCGGTATGCCCCTTCCGGATTAAGTTTCGGTCTCCAACTGTAATAACAGAAGGAAGACCGCCACATAACCGAGGAAGAGGTAGACCAGGTTCGATTTCTCTTAACGAGTGGTATGGCGTTTTAGCAAGATACCGTTGAAGAGCTACTGAGTTCCCCTTTAACCATTTTATGGTAAAGGATGCTCCATGGTGTCGGTAAACCCGATCCACCTGTTGCATAAAGTTGTTGAATATTTTCACACGCGAAGTTAGACTTTTAACACTACCCATAGAAAGCACGGCTATTCGCCAAGCTTCCTTAAGTAGAGTTCTAAGTAACGTTTTACTGTCACCTAGGGCAAACGCTGAGATTGAAGCTCCAACTAACTTACTTTTTAATGTTGATTTATTTAAATTGAATATGTTTTTCATGTTTAGTTTATTTAAGTCAATATTTAAGGGTAAGGAGGGTTCTATCCCAGTCCCGCTGTTCCTCTCACGAGGGACGGCAGTCTGGTAAAGTTGCCAACTTCTACGTACTTCAATTCGAGCAAGCTCGGAACGTTCCGTAACCGTAGACCGTTTTGGTTTATGGTGGATTAACCATGTTTTGGGTCCGTCGTCACTTCTAACCGGGTTATAGGTTAGACGAAAATCAACTGGAAGTTAATTGGTG